AAATCCACAATTATTTCCTCTTTCCTTTTTGTAATGACACCATTCTCATTAATATCTCTTTTTGTTCCTCAACCGTTTGTTCTTCACTTTTGTCTTCTGATAAGTTATATTGCGGAATAAAATCTGCAGGTTTAGTATATTTAGCTCCTTTTTTACCATAAACACTAATCGCAATATTGGACACCACAGAACACAGTATTGCCCACCCAAATTTTTCCATATCAATCGGTTCAATCCTATCATAAGCTTGCCATTCAGATATCTGACTTGAAGTCAAATTATCTAACAAATTATTAGGGTGAGCAAAACCTAACACTTTCGCTAACCTAAAGTAGAATCTGCGCTCTGGGCGTCGCTTGAGTTTTTTTCCATATTCTTCACATCTTGTTCACTTATCTTGCTAAGCTCTTGTGCTTTATTTACTATTCTCTCGAGCTTTGCGGCGCTCATATTCTGACTTAAAGTTTTATAATCATCCGGGTGTAATATTAATTTACCTGTAGAATCACATACCGTGTTTACTGCTAATTTAGCTCTAAAATCATCTACTTTATTTTCTACTTTATCGCCCTTAATGCTAATTATAGATTGCTCAAACCTATCTCTTTCTCTGCCTGTCATTTCTCTAACATAAACATAATCACCATTTCCAAGATCCACCTTTTCTATTCTTAAATCTTGCTTTTTAAGTAAAGATTCTCGTGATAACTCTCCCACAGTCCCCTCCTTTATTTACTATTTATTTATGGTGCTGTAGGCAATCCTGTCTTTGTCTGCATAGGACCACTTATCTTTATCGTCGTTTCAAAAGTTACAACATCTTTGGGCACTTTCAACGGAATTCCTGTAACAAGACCTTGCACCTCAAAGAATGTTTTTTGTGCATCATCAGCATTGTCATTTAGGAGAAATCCATAATATTGCAAATCATCTGACTGGAAATCTCCCAACATTGCCTGATAACCGTCTGGCGTATAATTCATTGTTAATGTTAGCTCTCCTGCATCTCTAAAAGATGCCAAGAATGTTTTATACCCTCCTGTTGTGTCAAGAGAAGTTGTTTCAACTGTATCCCTTGATGCACTTGGTCCTCCAATGTCTGTTATTTCTGAAATTGCTGCCCAATCACCAGAACCGCTATTAAGAGTTGGATCCCAGCGATAAAATTTTGTTCCTACGCCTGTAATAGCCATTGTTATTCTCCTTTCTTAAAATTCTTATTCTTTTCTATAAATATTAAAATCTACAACAAAACGAGCCCTGTTATTATCATCCCAATCTAATAAAAACGGATTATTGGTTGCCTCAATTAAGAGATATTCCGTCCCGTTCCACACCTCACTATGTATTCCGTGAAGTATATTTTCTATATTATGTATTAAATCCCAACCATCTTTGTAACTATTATTCCGCACTCTCACTTGAACAGATGGGAATAAATTCCCACTACTGCCATCAATCATTAAAGAAGGCTCCATTCCAGGTATGTCAAAAACCGTTACACAATTGTCTGGTTGTGCTGGCTCTTTGCCTACAAATAGATTACTTGCAAATGTTAGTCCTAATGAGGACTGCCCTTCTAATATAGAACAGATATCACGGCTTGCAGGGTTCATTCTATCTTAGCTTCCTTTCTAATTTTTTCTATTATTCTATCTTTATTTCTGCGTATAGCTGAAACAAAGAAACCAGCTCCTGCACCAGGTCTCCTAAAATGTTTACCATAACTTTCGTGCACGGCCGCTGCATAATTAGCAGAAAAACCTAAATACATTGTTGGCTCTTTTGCTGCAAAAGCTTTGTTGGAATATTCCTCAACTACTTTACTATGTTGATCTGCCATCTTGCCTGCATCTTTTCCTTTAAAATCTGGGTTATGGTTGCTTACATTAGTAGTCGTTCCTGTTATAGATGATGTGAACCAGCTTGCTCTTAGATTCCCAGTGTCTACAGGTATTTTAGGCGGATTATATTTCATGCTTCTTCTTATTATTATTGCTGCATCTATATAGCCTGCCATTGTCTTGTGCTTAATCTGCGATATCTCTTTGTTGAGGTTTTCCATCACCTTCTCTAAGCTGATTTTTTCCTCTAAAGTTTCACTCATAAGTAAGCCTTCCTGACAAACTCGTCGTTCTTCATTATCATTGGCACTTTATCAAACCTTATAATCTTATGTGCGCCGTCTACTTTTCTGGGGTCGGACTGCTGCTCTGCCGTTAAATCTGACAATTTGCCTAAATACAGATATCCTTCCTTATCAACATCTTCATTAACAATAACCTCTGCTTTACAAACATATTGAGTATCTTTATCTGTTGAGACAACTTTCGTTGTATCACTCCACCGGATAGGTATTTCTCTTGGTGTGTCATAAGTAAATCCACCGTATCCGTCTGGATTGCCCTTCTTCCAATACACCGCTGTCTGAACACTTATCTTTCTCAAAAATTTCTCTATCGGTTTAGACATTCATATCACCTGTCCGTAAAAGAAGTTATTGCCTTCAAAAATGCATTCCCACCCTTTCCACTTATTATGTTTTTTCTTATAATCTCTGCGATTTTACCAGTTGTATCTAATATCAAAACCTGCTGCCCATAATAAGTTGATTCCAACCCTTTACCAGTTACACCTTGATAAACGACATCAGCGCCACCTGCTCCTGCTTTTTGAATTTGTTGTTCTCTCGTTGCTGCAATGAAATGAGCAGATAGCCACAACTCTATAGATTTTCTGTGATCATCTGTTATTGTGTCATCATCACCCAAAACTTCGCTTACTAAAGCATCTGCAGATTCAATGAAAGTGTTTACAATATCATCACTTAAATCTGTGTCTATAATTTGCTTAACTTCTGCAGGGGACACTAATGTCATTTTTCATCTCCTTTAATATTTTACTTCTGTTGCCTTCTTGTTCCTGTCTTTGCTTCTTCTTCTTTGGAAGAATTTTGCTGTTCAGTATTTCTGATAGGTTCTATCTTTTCCACTAAGTTTAATAAACCTTCAGGTATTTCATCTTCTCTGGCAACAAAAATTTCATTTGACTTAATTACTTTTCCACGGATGTAACGAAGTGTGCCACCGCCTACTTTTCTCCACTTGAACCCTTGTTTGCTCATACATCTCCCCCTATTCTATTAAGCCAGTTTAGCAATGCCTGTTCTTCCATTCTGGTCTGAAAGAATCTGTGGCACCTGAATAGTCATTACCTTATACTTAGTGAGGAATTTTCCTTCAGCCTGCCATTCTACATTCTGAATAGGCATACCTCTAACTAATCTTACAACATCGGATGTCATTTGTACTAACAATACTGTATGTGCAGGTAGAAAATCGCTTACTTTAACATCCTTGATTCCGGAGATTTTAAGTATCCTCTCTCTGATAGTAGTTCCGGGAGTAGTGCTATCATAATCTCCATCTAATACAGTTTCGTATCCGGTAGGCACATATAAAATATAAGGACCATAATGCTTTGCATCTATGTTCGCTTGTTTCATATTGAGAACATCTTTAATTATATCCTGTCCTGCTGTTCCACTACTATCACTATTATCCCACTTTCCTTTACTGAAAGAAACAGCATTTATATCAGGGAAATTAACATATGAGTATATAGTGTTTCTATTCCTTTGATCCTTTTCTCCCCAACTGAATGTTTGATCTGTAAATAACATTGCTTCTAATTTCTCGGCAACTGCCCTTGATGCCCTTTCGGCTTGTAGAGTATCTAAAGGATTTCCTAATTTCCTACTGGCTTCTAATTCCCTAAGATTAAGTTCATAATCAACGTGCATTATTGGAATAGGCAAGTAATTATGCTGAAAAGATGGACGATTTTGCTGTCCTCGTGTTACACCATCCATCGTTATAGCAGCTTCTAAATCACCTGCTACATCGTGCCACTCTAAAACCGTAGTTCCTAACGCATTCCCAAGATTATATGTCAATCCATTTGACACTAAATCTTGTATTCCTGTCAACCTGCTCTCTGCTGCTTTCAATACTGCATCGTCAAGCTGTTTCCATTCATCTCTGCGAAGAGTAGCTCCATTTACTTGTATTGCTTTATAATTTTTAGGATTTCCGGGGTCTCCTCCTTGATAAATTGTAATATAAGGAACTCCATCGCTATTTAGCCAAGGGCGCATAGCCCCTACATCAAGTCTTCCCTGAGAAGAAAAAGTAGAAGCCATTTCTCCATAAGCTTTTCCTCCGGCTATTGCATCAACATTTACTTTCATTTATACTAACCTCCCTAAACAATTCTTATTTTTATTCTTTTTGTTTCGCCTGCTCCAGTTGATACCGCTTCCAATGCAACCCCTACAGCAGACCCTGGAGTAGGATCTTTAGTTGCCGCTGCAGCTGCAGTTCCATATTTCTGTAGTTTTCCGTCACCCGCACTTTCTAAGAAATCTCCAGCAGCAATTGTCTGACTCTCTGTTAACAATGCATATACTTCATCTCCTTTGCCCGCTATCCAGCAACGAACTTGGTCATCTGCTACATAGTCATCATCAACCCCTTTACCTTGCGGTGAGTCTTCTATTGCAAACATAGTTTCTGCAACTCCTGCAGCAGTGGCGTGTGCTTGCACTTTACCATTTCCATTTAATCCAATTAGCATTCCCGGAGTAATCGCACCAGCACCTTCAATGTTCTCGAATATATCCGAATAATTCTTTAATATTATTGTGTTTACCGCCATTTTTATGCCTCCTTATCCTTATTTACTTTTACCCCTACAGGCAAGAGAATTTCTTCTGGCTGTGTTTTATCAAAGCCTCCACCTGCAGCAGAATAATCAACTATTGGTTTAATCGAATCTGCAATCTTCTGTAAACTCCTATCATCCATTTTTTGTAGAGAATCCTCGTCCCATACTTTCTGAGCCTGATTAGTGAGAATACGATTTATCAGCTCTTTGCGATGCTCCTGATATAATTTCTGCCCATATTCAAACTGTTGTTTCATTTCTTCCGGTAGAAGTTTACTAAATACTTTGACATCTGAAATCTTGCCCTCTAAAAACTTCATTGCTGCCTCTTCATTAATCTGCGGTGTTCCTTTTTGTAATTCTGCTATTTTGTTCTTTAACGCCTCAATCTCTTCAACCCTTTTCTTTGCTTCTGCCTTATTAGTTTCTAATGCGTCTTTGATTTCCTCGGCTTCTTTAGCATTAGCAATTAACTTGTCCAACTGTTCATCTTCTAAAGAACCTATCCACTCTGTATCTTTGTCTTCATATGCAGACATAGCTATAAGTTCTTTAATCTTCTTATCCTTCCCCATAAAATCACCTCTCTCAAATGTTTCTGGTATTTTTAATTTAGCATCAAACTCACTATTTAATAAATTATACGCCCTTTTCCTTGCTTTGTCAATTATTGTTTTCGAAATACCTTTTATCTGCGAACCTCTGCCGCTAATAACAGCCCTAAGAGCTCTTTCATTCAGCTTTCCAGTTTTAGGATTTATAACAGGTAATTTCAAATCTTCAAATGTTTTAGCTTCTCCATTTCCAATCAAATAATGATCAGCAATTCTTGATCTTTCTCCGCTGCTTAACTCGCTCCACCGTTTCTTAACTCCAAAATCGCCAAGAGTTGGTGCTGACCAGCTTCCTGTTTCCGTGCCCGAATATTTTAAATACACTTTCATTCCATTATCCTCACCTCCCTCATTATCATTTGTTCTTATTCCGCAACCATCCTCCCAACTACAAGCTCCAACGCCCCCGGGCAATAACGCCAAATGATCTGGTCTATAATTGTGTGCAATTCCTGTGTATTTTTCTCCATTCCACTCTCCTTCTTTTACTTCGTCTTCACTGAACATTCCAAGACTAACATCAATCGGTTTTTGTTGCATAATATATGCTGCAGCAAGAGGATATTTTTGTTTTAACTTCGATTCATTTAACCATGCCTCACCCTTTAATTTATTGTCCTCAAATTTTGTATTGTAAACCCTGCCTATAACTTTATTCTCCGCTATTTTTGGATTATTTGCCGATATAGGCGTCCCATTCATCGTTGGATGTTCGATCACAACCGGTATACCATTCCAAGCTGAAGGAAACTTCGATAACTCACTCGCCGGATGATATAATGCGCCCGCTGAACCATTATGCACCCCCTCAACCATCATTACGACAGGAACAACGATATGCCTTTGCCCCTGATACATTTCTGTTCTAACAGAATAACCATTTACTTCAATTCTATACTTTTCACTGTACATTTACGCCTCCCGTTTTATCCCCAATCAACCAACACTCCCGTATGTCCCCAAAGAGAACTCATCGCAAGCTCAAAATATGTCATATTATCATAAGGATATGCCAAATCTTCTCTAAAATCATCTATTCTATTAGATTCAGGTATACGAAACACTCGTTTATTATTCAAATAGTTATACACTTCTGTCTCAATAAAATCATCAGGAAAATATACTTCAACTTCCTTATTCTTTTCATCATATTTTACATATCCTTCTTTACCCTCGTGTCTTATTTTTAGTTTCATCGTTCTATATCCCTCCTCATAAATTTCCTTCCAAAGTTTTCTTCTATAAATTTTGCTAACTTAGGATATCTTTCCTTTGCTTTCCCCCATTCAGATGCTTTAAGTGCTGCCTTTTCTTTAAGCTCATCTTCATAAGGCAAATTCTTAGACAAATGTCTATACCGTACATAACGTTGTATATTCATAGCCCACCATTCAATCCCTACTCCCCCACCTTTATATATTCTTCCTTCATAATCATTTATCCAATTATTTTTATGATACTCACCGTCCCCATTAGAATATTCACCAATATCCCCACTGCAAAGTGAATTATATTCTTTAACTAATTCTTGCGCATCTTTACTCGTTACAAATCTATTATCTGTCCATTGAAACCCAAAACCTTGATCAGCTTTCACGTGCAAATCATCATATCCCCCAATTAAATCTTCAATTGCGTGCCCAAACTCGTGTGCTATAATGTCATAAGTAGATAGCGGGCGTACCACAACCTCTTCCAAATTAGGATCATAGTATCCTCTATTCAGCCCTTTAACAAATAATGCGCTTAAACTATTTCCTCTTAAAGTATACAGCACGTCAAAAGGTATCCAATCAGTTCCTGCTCTTAAATTCCTTTTCATATTAGTTGAAAAAGTTTTTCTGCATCTATTTGAAATCTTCCAATCTTTGCCTTTTACGCTAAATATATCTTTCAATACCTTTTCTCTTTCTTTTTCGTATTCCTTATCCGATAACAAAGAAACATATTTAAAATAAGCTCCATCAACATCTACCCTTTTTAATTTTTCATAATCTTTATCTTTCAATGCATTGTCGAATTCTTTTTCCTTAGATTTCCATTGCTTATATGCCTCTTCTTTAGTCATCTTTTTCGGTTTAGGTTTAG